ACATCAGCCATGCCGCCAGTTTTGTTGAATCCAGCAGACTGACCAGCGAATGCAGAATTTGCTTCGTCGTAGAAGGCTTCTGTGCCGCTCTGATTGGTGTAGCGTGAACGCATTGCAAAGATGAGTCCAGTAGGACCACTCATTGGTTGTACACCAGCAAGATCGTATGCCACCAAGTTGGGCATTGAACGACGAATCAAGCTGATAAGTACAGGGTCGAAACCAGCAACAGGACCAGCAGCGGTAGCATTAGCACCGAAACCGGCAGTGGTTGCAGGGTTACCAGTTGGTTGACCAGCAGCATTACCTGCGTTGGTCGGCTGCTCCATGAGGCTTAGGCCACTGGTAAATGAAGCTTCTTCCCTAAGGAATTTTTCTTGGTTTTCTAGCAGGACAGCGGTCACTGAACGCTTATGATTGTCTTTGATTGGATCAAGACCGTCATAATCGAGAAGTGGTGCCCACTTTTCCTGCAGATGTTCTGATTGGAACATTGCTTATACCTTTAATTAGTGTTTATAGGGTTTGAATTAATATTAAATTCAGTTATTTGCTAAAGGAAGAGAGTGTCTTAAGATATCCGGCCATTGAACCAGCGACTTCAGCGCCAGAATGGTCTACACCTTCGGACAAAGTTTCCGTGTTAGCAGTTGAAGGCTTAGAAGTGAAATAAGATTCCTTCAAAGTCTCCAGTTTTTCACGATATTCTTCTTCACTTTCAAACTCCACACTTTCGGAAAGTGAGGCGAGCTTCTCTTTCTGCGTGGCAGCAAGGCCATCAGAAACAGACTCAAGAATACCATCAGCAACCGACTCTGCGAGACGACCGTTTAAATGGATATTTTTCTCGATTTGCTCATTGAGCTTGGTCTCCATATCATCTAGTTTTTCTACCATACTCTCTAGTACATCATACTTATCTTCAGGGATTTGTACATAATGTTCTTCAAATAGTGACTTCATACCTTCTAGGAAGGATTCGGTCATTTCTGTTTTGAGGCCACCCTCTACTGCAAGTTGGTTTTCTTCAAACCACTCATCTGCAACATATTCGAGGTAAGAATCAACACGCTCAGCAAGATCTGCCTTAGCTTCTTCTATTTGCTCAGAAAGCTTCTCAGCGTATTCTTCTTCAATGGACTGTTGGATTGCAGCAACCTTAGAGTTAATGGCTGCTTCAAAGATTGTCTTTGCTTTTGCTCGGAATTCTTCGGAAAGTTCTTCACCACCAAGGAGTGCATTGACATCTTCTTCCATGTCATACTCAGCAATGGTTTCTTCAACTTCATCAGCATCCACTACCTCATCGGTAACTTCAGGAGCTTCTTCAAGAGTTGCGTCAGTTTCCATTTCTTCCTCTTCCTTTTGCATTGGCATTGCAGGCTTTGCGCCTTTGTTAACTACATCTCTAACTTGCTTAAGCGTCTTACCGGGGGTTTTTAGCTTAGCAGAGTCATTGGTAGGACTATAATTATCAGGAGTTGGACCTCCAAGATCTTCAAAAGGCGGATTATTACCCGGTGTATCTACACCAGCAGCATTTGATCCTTCCTTAGGTAGTGCACTATCACCACTTGCCGCGTTTGCATTCACGGCAGTTTTGGATTGCTTAGTGCCTACTTCCATTTCCTGTAATTTTGTACCACGAGACATTGTAGTTACTCCGATTTTCTGTGTTAAAATCTATATTTATTTAGAAGTTTTATAAGTTTGATAAGAAATCATTAAATAAATTCAATTTTTTCTCATCAAGTTGTTTTTGATCAACCAAAGTATTGATGGTCTTATAGGTTTTCGCTGCAAACTTCTCACGCAGAATACCTCCATCCCATACCCAATCCTTTCCTTCCATAATTCCTTCAACAAATGCATCAGGAGCAGAAGGATCAGCAACGATATCAGCAGCAGTTGCTAACATGAAATCATCACCGACAACATTAAATCCTTCACGAGTTGGTTTTAATGAACCAATACCTCTTGAAGAAACACCAAGTTTAACACCTTCCTCAATTAATGAAGATGCAATTTTACCCATTGGTGTGCCAAGAATTTTAGCTTTACCAATGAAATTCTGTCCATTCTCTTTTAGAGAAATGATTTTATGAGACACCCTATCAAGATTAACTGTAGGACCATCAGGATGACCCAGTTCTCCAAGTGCTCTACCCGATTGAATATGATTCTCACTATAACGAGAAACTTCCTTACGAAGAGTTTCCATGGGATACATCCGACCATTACGGTTCTTGATGTTTCCTTGAAGGAAGACTCCCTCAATATACATGGACTTCTTGCCGTTACGATTTTCGACTAGAAATTCAACTGATTCGATTTCTTCTCTAATGAGTTTCATCAAGCGTCTCCGGTAACTTGTACTTGTTGTGCATAAATGGTTCCACTTCCTGTAGATGTTAAAGCAGCAACTTTAAAGGAACCTCTCAACTCTGCCCAACTGTAACCTGGATTAGTAGCATCTAGAGCAGTATGTGCATATCCAACACCATAATCATTATCTACTACAATTCGAGTATTAAAATAACCAGTATTATCTGCAGTATTATTAACTGAAGAAACAGTCTTATGAGAAAAATCCCAATAAGATTGATTCGTTGCTGTTAAACTAACCGCATCACCAACACCAAACGGCGAACCTGTTCCCTCAGGAAAATCAATAATAGTAGAAGTGCCAGAAGTTGAAATTGCCACAACTCTATTAGATTGAGGTGGTCCTATACTAATAGTAGCAGTTCCTCCACTCGGAACATAGTAATTAGCACTTGTTGCCGTTGGATTTACTCCAATTGCCACAAAAGCATCTGCTCCTACAGTAACAACCCTCAAAGTTTCTGTTTTATGGGCTTGTGCAGAAGTTTGTGCACTTCCTGTGGAAGTACTCAGAACTATACCATCCCCTACCGCTTTATGTGCCATTATAGTTAATAAATCATTTATTTAGTTATTTATAATTACTCTTCTCCACCTTCTTCATTTTCTAGTTCATTTTCAATTTCTTCTTCCGATTGTTCCCCATCAAATACACTTGATGCTACATTAGGACGAAAAGTATCCACCCTTTCTGCTGATTTTGCAAAAAGCATATCTTTAATTCTATCACTAATTTGAGAAGGGGACTCATCAGTCGCCATCATATCCATAAGTTCATCCATTTTTAATCAATCAATATTACAGTAACTGAGGTATTTATATCTCCCCACCCTTAGGTAGTGTAAAAGCCTTTGTTTTACTGCCTTGTTTCTCTAAATCTGGCTCTATAGGCGCTTTGATATTGTCTACTGGAAGACCAAGTTCTGCTGATCCACCTGCTTCCATATCCATTAATGGAAGACCAGTAGCTGGATCAATGGTAGATGGATCAGGAATAATACCATCCTTAATCTCTTTTTCAATCAACTTATCCTGCTCAAGGATTTCCTCATCAGTCTGGTGAAGAACTTTACGACGTACCCAATCCTGAGAGAAATATCTTCCAATATATGGTTGAACTGCTTCGACACTACTCAATCTCTCCTGAAGAAGTTCAGAATCCTTCAATTCAGAGAAGTGATTGTCATATAAGAAGTCATATTGGATATGCTCACTCATTACTTCCCAGTCTTCTGGAGTCACCACATTCTTCAGAAGTAGCTGAGTTTTCAGCATATCATTAAACATATTTGAGAATCTCTTTCTCAAACGTCCAACAAACTTACTAAATTTAAGTTCATCTCTTAGGATCTCAGAAGATCTCCCCAAGTTAAATCCACCTTCTCCATCCATTCTGGAGACAGGAACATTAAGTGAACGGAAGAGTTTCTTTTTAAAATACTCAATATCAGTGATTTCTCCAAGGTTTTGTCCACCTGGAAGTGTTGTGATTTCTGTTCCTCTTCCACCTTCACGTCTTGGGAGCCAGAAGTCTTCAAGCATTGCCATGTATTTCTTATCATCCCGAATCTCTCCCGTAGAAGCATCATATACCAACTTATTGCGATAACGCATCATAACATCACGAAGATATTGTTCTGCCTTTACTTTAGGAAGATTACCAACATCAATATAGAAAATTCTTCTTTCTGGTGCTCTTGATAGTCTGTAGATAACAAGACTATCCTCAATCATCCTAAGTTGATTGAGTGATTTAATTGCTTTATGAAGATATGAAAGTGTATTGCCTTTATTTCTATCTACAAGACCGGAAGTACAATAAGTGACAGAATCTCTAGTCATTTTAATGCCTTGACTAGCACCCGTAGCATTAATATTACCTGTAGGATAAGAAGGCCTAGGATTATAAATGAAATACTCTTCAATTTCGGGAAACTCATAATCCATTGGATTATCAGAATTCTGCTTCGTTACATTATACTTATCTTTATCCTTCTTAACACTTTGCCTCATAAAACGCATTTTCATTGCATCAATATAACGCAACTCCTGAATTCCTTCATGAGGTTTTTTCAAATCAATAATTTTATGATAATAGATACGTCCATCAATATACCAATTCCTATAGATTTCATGAGCTTTTTTATCAAAATCTAAAAGATCTTTAATAAATTTAAATTCTGCTCTAATTTTATCTTTAATCCCATCACTAGCATTCAAGTTAGATAATTCAATCTCAACAGGACTATCATTAGTATCAACAACGATTGCTTCATTTACAATATCTTCAATAGCACTATCACACTCTGGATGAAGTGCCATTTCACGATATCTCTTAAGAAGATCAAATTCAGTTCTATAGATTCCTTCAATATCAACATACGAACCAAAAAAACCACTAGTTAAATAGTGGTCACTCCCATCCTCATTATTTGGAGGAATGGGAGAAACTGCTGTAGGAGATAGTAATTCTTCGCCGTCCTCTATTGAGAACCCAAATAATTTAGCCATAATTTATTTTAGGAATTATCTTTCTACTATTTATGGGAGTTATGCAGCAGATGGATTATTCAAACACCGGAAACTATTTACAGCAAAGTCAACTGTATACTCTTCAATTGTATCTCCTGAATCATAGGAAAGATCAATTGGAGCAACGGTAGTTGGCCAAATATCAACAAACTCATAAGTGTTCAAAATAGTAGCGTTATCATCTACGGTTCCATTATCTACACTACTTGGAGTAGCACCTCTACCTAGTTGCTGTACACTAGCATTTACCATATATTCAGATGGGCGTGTGGTTCCCATATTGTTACTCAATCTAACAATTTGCTCACTCCATTCTTCAAAAGCCCTTCTGAAGATAAAGTCCTCATCGTTGATAATAGTTACAGTCCAAACATCAATAGTCCTGTCACCAGCAACTTTAAAAATACGACCTCTAAATGGAACATCAATTGATGCTACATTTTGAGCTGGCAGTGATGCTGCTTTACACATAAATTGGAACTTATCTTTGTCCCAAGTGGATTGAACATTTGCCGGTAGTACCGGCAATTGGACGTTAAAGAGATTGGGCCTTGCCCCTCCTCCTCGAAGTTGACTTTTAAAGTCTGAGATGGTCTTGATTGCCATGATTTGCTATCCTCCTGTTTGTTATTTATCTAATAAGGTTAAACGCGACCAGCTACTTCTTCAAAGCTAACCCCAGTTCGGGTAGCAACGAAGGTTAGCGTGACATAATTAATCGACTTCGCAGGCTTCAGGAAGATGTCTGCGCGGAATTCATTATTATCAATAACATCAGGTGTGTTATTTGTTTCATCACAAATAACAAGGAATCCATAAACTCCCCTCTTCGCTTGAATATCACGAAGATATGGTTCAACAATATTACGGAAACTTGCTCTTGTTAATTCATCATTGAGTTCAAAGAGTTGAGCTTCAGCAGCTTTCTGCAATGCTTGCTCAACAGTAAGGAACAGACGACGAACATTAATACGGTCAAATGCAGATGCATAACCGAGAGCAGTCTTATCACCAAAGAGAAGTGTTCCAATTCCAGGTGTCGTGATAAAAGCATTAACCCTTAGAGGATAAAGAATATCTCTCTGTGCCTTGGTGGGATTGTATGCAAGTTTAACTGCATTATTAATAACACCACGCTGTTGACCAGCAGGTGAGAACCAAGGATAAGCAACAATATT